GTGGTCGTCGTTCCTTACCGGTTCGAAGATCAACAGCACAGGGCTGTGTCAAGACCTTAGTTATTCTTAAGAGCACCTAGTGCTTCAAAGTATAACAAATCCCTATTGGTTAAGATTTCTCTTCCCTTTAAACTCGCTAAGTAATTTCTTGCAAAAGCGACGTTGGAAGTACAATCGAATACAATGTAATCGTTTGAAAAATCTTTATCAATAATAATTGGATGAAAGGATAACTTTCCTTTCCGTGTAAATTCGCGGAGTCGGGTAAAGTCAGAGACAGTGTCTCTTTCTTCACAATCTACCTCAACAGGCAGAACCGTCTTTTTGAATACGGATAGGAGAGCTTCTCCTTGTTCTTTACGAATCACCAAATAGTGTGAGTCTCGGATCTTTTGGATTCGATTCTCACCTGATATTTTCATAGCATAAATAGCTCTGTCGAGATCAGTTATTGGGTGAAGGTTGGGCTCAGGATTGAGTCCACCATATGTCGTAGAGACATCCAGACTGTTTGGGATCTTGGATAATTGTTCTTTACATTCTGAGACGATCAGACCTTTAGGAATTCCTCTTCTTAGAAGATTAGTTACTGCAGGTCCGGTTGACTTGAATGATCCAAATTTTCCTATGATTGGTTGGGAACCATCTCTAAATATGATTCGGGAATCGATAGATCCCCAATCTCTTGAGACATAATTCTTACCAATCGAGAGGCTTAGACCACATTGTGGCGCAAGCTTCTTCCACTTTCTGAGTTTAGTCACATTGACTTTAGCCAGAATATCATCACCATGTATATACCCAGGTACAGTCGTCAGTGTGTCACCAATGGTGAACGCATTAACTAGACATAGTACAGGGAAAGACAGGAGAGAGCCCATGAGCTGACCGGAAGTTTGATAAACATCAGGTAGCTTATAAAGCTTAGGATATTGGACTAAATGTGGGGAACTTTCACGGAGGATATGGGGCACCAAAGGGTGATCCTCTCCAATGTGTTTTATAAGTTCTTCCACATAAACGTGTAAGAAAGAGGGGTGAATACAATCTGTTGCAGATGTATAATCACCACTTAGGAATAATCCAGGACCTTGGATAAGGTCGAGACTGAATTCAGGACCAAAGCATGGAGCGAAACACTCGAATCCCCTTAAGGACTCGAACATTGCTTTCTGCAGAGGTTTAAGAACCCAGTTTTGACTGTCTCCAACAGTCACCGTACGAACCTTACATGGCTCACAAATCGCGGAAACCCGAACTGTATTGCTACAGGTTGGATTCTCGGGATATGTGATAGTAAGGTTCGGTCCAACTTGTTGGACAACACGACTTTCTAGTTGAGTTTGGTAGAATGCGGATTTTTCAGTCCAGATTCTGATAAACTCATTTGTCAAGAATTTCGAAATAGAACCTAGTCCTGTTCCGTCGCAAACAACACGGGTGTTGTTTGTTGGTTCAGTACTAGGGTGGTATGTCATAGTATGCTCGTAAAGAGAGTACTTGTGGTTTACCTTTTTCAATTCGTAATTCTTTTACATACGTCTGATGACAGCTTCGGTGAAGCTAATATTCCGTCCTAAACAGGATACAAGCCCTAAGGGTGTGTAATTTGTTGAGTATAGAATTAAGGGTGAAGTAAACTTCATACCCTTATCATCAAGATGTGCCATAGGGAGAACATAATCAACTGTAGAGTTCAAACTAATGAATTCTCCAACAGATTTATTCTCGATATCGGTACGGAATTGACAAAAATCGTCTACCATAGTAAGTGGTTGCTGTTTATACCCGTCCCAATGTTCCACATTGGCCGCACGGACGTAAACAGTATCACGAACTTCCTTCTTTAAATGTTTGGCAATATTCTTGCTAACCATTGCTTGAAGAAGACTTTTACCAGCTCCGGGTTTCCCGTGGAGGATAAAAGTGGTAGGGTCGATTCTAGGTTCGTTAGGTTGTAAGAGAGTGAGTTCCTCGATATTACTATTGAGTTCACTTATCATACCGCCTTTAGAACGGGGAGTCGTGAGACAGGCCTTCCGGGATGGAAGACTTGTCTGGGAGCCTAAAGTCAGCGCATGTATAGCGGGTTGAATAAAACTTCTGAACTTTTCCAAGATTATTGGATCAGTGATAGGAGTCTTTTTCATATTCGTTGCATGGTCTAGGAGCGATTTTTGGATAAAACATTGTGGTACTGTTGCCGTCAAAGATTTTGATTGCATCAGATCCCAAAATAATAGAATCCTTTTTCGTCCTGTATTCCAGGCATAACGAACAGATTGATCCAATCGTTTGTAGAAGAGAAGATCTCCAGTGAGTTTCACTGTTGGTCTGATCTGTCCACTTTCGATGGAGAATCGGTCCGCTAACATACCCTTGTACGTTTTTGGTAGATCTACAAGATCGATTTCGCTAAGACACCAGTTAAGATGTTTAAGCAATTTCGAGCTTGAGAATGGGATTTGGTGTACCTTACACCAGATGCCTAAAGATTTACTAAAGGACTTAACAAGCAAAGCATGCTGCTTTTCTTGGTCACTTACGGTAGGTGACAGGCCGCCTAAAACCGTGTGTTTGTTAGCTTTGTTCTGAATTCCTCCAGAACCTTGCATACTAACTCGCGTCATAGGATGGTTTTTGTTAATCTATTTAGTTAAACAGATATGAAGAAAGATTAAGCTTCATTCTGCGTGACAAATGGCTATACCCGGGGGTGCCGGGTGGGTCAACCATGAAGACCCAAAACGAGTGACTTAGCAGGTACTCGGCGTCCAGAGCGAAATCTGAGACGCGCATTCCCATACTGTAGGTTCGTTTTACTCAAACGATCAACACACTATCTTTATTGTCATAATAAATAGTGCTGCAGTTGAGCTTCGGTGAACGTTAGTCGGTCAAA